GTTTGATAAACCCTGGAATAAAAAGGCAGATTGGTTTTAATCAATCTGCAGAGAATACTCTGTCATGTGCCCGCTGAAGGGATTACCACATCGTTTTGGGGGTAGGCTCATAACCCCCCGGTACGTCTTTATGCTTATCACATAATGCGGTCGTCAACATATTAATAACTTTATTATGAAAAAACCAACAATTTACATAGTACTAATCAAAAGATTAATACTAGGTATTTTTGGCGTAGATCATACAAAGTTAGTGACTGAGTTCGTAAGAGAAGTCCAAAAGTTGTGAATTAATAATGGGTTTATGTATATGATATCTTATATGAAAGTCGTAAGACTTCACATAACAAGATATGTATGCGGTAAACCCTTATATTCTAATGCTTCGAATGTCTCACTTGATAGTTCAGGCTTTCCAACAAGATTCTTGTTTCTTAAACATCTTCTAGGTGAAGGAGACACTGGAATAAAGATCGTCTTTACTCTTCTATCTTTGACCCGTGGATTAAAACCCACTAAGGCCGAAGATAAAAAGATTAAATATGATCTTTCCCCCATCACAGCCCCTTCAAAAGGGACTACAATGGGATCTGTTCCAGGCTGATTCATCAAAGAATTTGTTAGAAGAAATAATCTTAGAAGAAATTTACCTGAATACTCAGTTAAGGACCACTACTTGAGCACAAAGGGTGTGCCATCGGGAAAATCAACTTGAGCTTCCCAATGGTCACACTTGTTCTACAAGCAAGACCTTATATTAAGTTTAGCTTATATTTTTGGGGATGGGTTTAAAGAGTTATTCTATACACCCTTCCTTAAGAATATGCATCTATCCTATGGTAAAGATAGATGACCAAATGGTAAACTTAGTATTGTCAAAGATCCTGAGGGTAAGCGTAGAGTAATTGCCATGGTTGATTACCACAGTCAACTAGCTCTTCGAAAAGTACATGAAGATCTATTAAGCATGCTTAATAAATTCAGTACTGATCGAACTTTCTCTCAAGATCCGCGTCATAACTGAAACTATAATAATAGTGAACTATTCTATTCATTAGACTTATCTTCAGCAACTGATAGATTTCCTGTCCGTCTTCAGGCTCGTTTAGTAGGCGAAATCTATGGAAACCATAGATTTGGCGAACAATGAGCTAATCTGTTGCTTAACCGAGACTATATGGATCCAGAGGGGAACAATTGCAGATATGCAGTTGGACAACCAATGGGAGCATATAGCTCATGAGCAGCATTTACACTCACACATCATTTAACCGTAGCCTGATCTGCTTACAAAGCAAGAAAGACTATGGGATTTGACCAGTATATTATCTTAGGTGATGATATTGTCATAAAAGACAATAGAATTGCCGAGATTTATAAAGGTCAAATGATGAGAATGGGTGTAGACATATCTCTACCAAAAACACACGTATCAAAAAATACGTATGAATTTGCAAAGAGATGAATCAAGGACGACAGAGAGATTACGGGAATCCCCTTGAAGGGTATTTTAAATAACATAAATAATCTTAAAGTTGTTTTCACAATTTTAAACGATTATTTAATAAAATGCCCTACGAGTGTACCCAAATCAAGCTGAGCGATATTTCAAAGTATTTTCTTAGGTTTCCAAATACGAGGTGGTAGTAAAGGTCGTAAGACCAGAACTATTACCCATAAGTATTTGGAGAATTTAAGAGACTTTGCTATCTCTGTTCGATATTCTATGAATCTTACAACCCCTTATGAACTAAGGGCTTACTTTGCAAGCAAAGTAAAATTGTTTAAAGAAACATCAGATTATCAATCAATCCCTAGTGAGAAATTAATCCTCCCATATATGGAAGGTATTCTTACTAACGGATTGGCAAAGATATCAAAGGACACCATCATACAAATTAATAAACAATTAGACTCTTTTGACCGTTTGGCTAAAGAGGATAAGCGTTCATTAGTTTATAGTGGTGTCTTATTTGGTTTAATGAATCGTCTAGAGCGGCTTCAAGAGTTATGCCAAAGAATGAAAGATGAAGGTTCAACTGTCGTTGAATTCATTAATCATTTTACGGCACCATCTGTAGATAGTTTATCCCGAAAGGATCGGGATATCAACATACGGATGGCTTTTCTTGATTCTCTGTGAAAGAAGAGTTTGCAAAAACACTTCTCAGATCAGAGATTTCCAGATTCATATTATAGAAATCTGGAAACAAGGACTCTTTATGGAAGCCTTGATGCACTAGACATTATAGACTATGAGGGAGAGA